ATTTAGAAGATAATCGAGAACAAATACACCAGCGGTAATCGCCGGAGCACCTGCTCCTGCTTGAACGACGATGTTTGTTGGAGTAACATAGAATGTAACTTGACCGGCGATAGTCACACTACTTGCATAAATGGCACCATAGAAATTAGTTCCATCTGTGAATTCTCCATAGGCAGTACAAAGTGTGATTCCTGTAAGTCCATGAGCAATATTTCCTGTCGCCGTGAAAGTGTACACCTGACGAAATGCATTTCTTTTTTGCTGAACATTTGCGGAATTAAACCATTGACGACCACTTGGATTTTGATTTAGGTCATAAACCGCAATTTCACGAATATTCAAATATCGAGCAATGTCACGATCTCTTTGAGTGATTTGAATTAAAAATTGCTTGTCATCATCCGAAAATGTTTGATTGACGGGAAGAAATGGACCAACAGTATTTAATGGATTAAACGTCATACGTCAATCAATCTACCTGCTCTATCAAAATACATCAAAATCCCATGAAGAACTATATCAGATTCCCGGATCGTTTCGTTAACCATTTGAGATGGATTTAAGGTGATTTCGAATTGATAAAGCTGACTAATGTCTTCGAAATAAATTCTCTTCCATAATTTGGAATTTGCCAAACTTGTATCTGGACTTGCCTGATAAGTAGATTCCGGAAATGTATTTACGACATTCGTTGAAAGATTTGCATTTGTAGTAGTGGGTGCGTTAACAGGAATTGTTGTATCTTCGTTGATATATAGATTGACTGTGACTGCTCCGGCTACCGTAGTATCAAAATAAAAATCGACATATTTGATTCGAGATTGAATTCCTTCTGACATGTAGGGATTGAATTTCTTAGTCAATATACTGATATTGTTTACAACTTGAATGGTTCCAGAACCCGTGAAAGTTCCAGTTACAGTATTTCCTGCAGGTAAAATGAGGTTGAAATTGTTTGGATCAGGAGCTAATGGCGCTCCGATTAAAGGCACTGAAATTTCATAAATGTTTCCATTTAACCCAGTAATCCCAGAAGCGTTTGTGATGAAGACAAAGTTTCCTGAAGTTAAATTATGATTCGGAGAGAAAATTCCTACAATGCCTCCTCCTGGCAGAGTGACATTAGAGATAAATAATCCATCACCATTTGAAACTTGTTCTTGAAGCAATTCAACGAATCCTTGCTGATTGCCTCCTAATACTCTCACTACCTGCGAATCTTGAATAGGACTAATCCAGAAGAAATCGGCAGATTGCCATGTCATGGATGCATTTTGCCAAGTCAAGTCTGCATTTGTTCCCGGATCAACCGCTTCAATATATCCCAACGAGGTGAAGCTATCATTGAAATAGCTAAAACATTGCTCTCTATAATTGTAAACCAGCATCTTATTTGGGAATGTTATCGTCTCTCCTGAGTCGACATCTGATTCGGAATTGTAGGTGCGAATTGGCATTGCCCAATAGACTAATTCATTTAGGAAATCTCGAATTCCCGAAACCCTTTGAGGACCATTATTTGCTTGTTCGATTTCAAAAACATCATCAGGAATTTTATCATCAATTCTTTGGACATTCACTGTATCGCATGCATGAATTCCGACATTTCCCATTCCAATACAGAATGCATCAAATGGAACAGTGCTAAATGTCGATTCCGATCCTAATTCAGTATTTATTTTTTCCCAAATGAAAGGGAGCAATTCGTTCCCTGTATATCTTAAATTCCATGTCGATCTTTCGAAATAGACGATCAGAGTATCTTTGACAAATTCGGCAGCGACAATTGCTTCATTAGTGGGGGCATCAATATAACCACCCTTTCCAACAACATCGGAACTCCAGGCTTGATTTTTTGAGTCTTGGCCACCTTGGAAATTAGTAGGTTTGGGAGCATTTCCTGTTGATTGATCTTTAGTATTATATGGAGTTCCATTCTGAGACCAACGTGCTCTTTGCTGAAAAGACAAAGTTGGACTTGTACTATAACTTGATCCTTCAATTGTATTTAGACAGACCAATCTATTTTTATAAGGAACGATGATTAAACAACCCATCAGATAGGTAGTTCCAGTTCCGTTTGTATTTGCTCCTGTAATCGGAGGCAAGAAGTTTACCCAGCCAGATTGATCTTCATCAAACCAACGAATTCCATCTCCTGATGCAGCAGTTGTTGCTTCAGAAATACCTTGGAATCCAGCATTGAAATTCGTTGCCCAAAGTGCATCTGCATAATTTGAAGTGTAAAATTGTTGATAATTTGGACCAGTCCAATTCACGACATTTAGCGTAGTTTTATAAAAAGATGCGTCTACGAATTTGGAGGAACTATTATTGTAAAGATAAGCAAATGCCTGATCAAATGCCACCAAAGACGTTTGATTTATCGTTATGGTTTCTTCAGTCTGAAGACCCAATACTGGAAGTCCTGGAAAGTAGAAAATCGCAGTGTTAATTGGTGCACCGGTAATAGTTAAAAGACCACTGGCTAAATTTAAATTTGCAGACCCTGGACCATTTGTTAAAAGTGTTCCACCGGCACCACCATCTTGGAAGAATTCAGCTCCAACAATGAAACTCGAAATCCCAGAATTTAAAGGGATATTTTGAAGTGTAATGGATGCATGGCCCGTCCCATCAGTCGTTCCTATTTGTCTATTGAGGCGACCTAAAAGACGATAACCATCACGTTTTTTTACACGGCCACGGAATAAATAGCAGTCTTCTAAATCGGGATAGGCATCATTTGGCAAAAGAAAAGGTTCTAGGTCCTTTTCCATTCCGATTCGAGTATTTGCTATGAGAAATCTATCAACTGACACTAATTACCTATCGCTAACCAATACCAAGTACAGGCACCAGAAGCATTAACTGAAGCAGTGAATCCAGTAGTGGAAATTGTAGTTATTCGATTTTGAGTTTGAGTGCCTCCAGCATTTAAGAGAGATAGCTGGACTTGAAAACAGGCATTTGGGAAGGCTGTTGGAAATGTAACTGTAGGGCTTTGTGATCCAGTGAAAGTTTGACTTCCCCATTGCATAACAATTCCTCCAGGTAAGAAGGATCCTCCATTACTTGAAGCTACTGGGTTGAACTTAGTTGTTGTTAATTGGACAATGTTACTTCCATCATTCGAAGATCTTTCAAAGTAGATATCATTGTTTAATGTGTTGCTAGTCGTACTTTTTGCATATAAAATTGGAGCTGTCGCTAAAGCTGTAGGATCAGTCGCTTGTTGGACTAACGAAACCTTTTGATGTTGACCTTGATTCAAATTCACTGAAAAAGCCGTATGATCTATGCCAAAAGCTGTATTAGACACGCTGAAATTTGTCTGAATTGGAACTGTTGTAGAGGAGATCGTTTGACCTCCTGTTGGAATCGATGGATTGAAAGTCATAAAGGATGCCTCAAATAAAGTTTAACCATTTACCCCATCCTAACACTCGGCAATATATCTATCAAAAAAAGAGTTGTCAGAACCCGCTAAACAAGTTGCCGAAACCAAACATTCCATTTCCATTGTTGTTTTCGGTGTAAATTGTGGCTGCTCTTTCACTCGTTTGCTGAACAATTGTTCTTCTTAGACATAGGTTCATTTGCTCATCTAAAAGTGGTCGAAATTTAGCCATACTTTCAAAGTCGGCATTATCTGCGAAGATCTTATCAGCCGCTCCATAAGCGAGCAATTGCCACCATTCATTTAATTGAGGCTGCAAAGTCCCATTAAATGTCCCATTTGCAGAGACACTGAAACTAACAGGGTATTTATACACCTCAAAAGAGACGGTGTAAGCTTGATCGGGGATTGGGTAGAGGATAATTTGATCTTGGAAAAACATCGCGGATTGAGGGCGAGAAGGTGTATATGGGATATATTGAGCATTGATATTATTTCCTGCTGGAATAGATTGTGCAAATCCTGAAGGGGGCGCATTAATTGAAACAGCACCTGTTAAATAGTTAACTGTTCCACGTCTATTTGCCACTGCTGTAGAAGTGTCTGCAGGATCAAATAGATTTCCTTGTCCATCGTCAACCAAAGAGATAGAAGGAGCCACCCCAGAGGTTGCATCGGGAGTTCCTAATGCTGAAATAATGACATTCCACTGCAAAAATTTAGCTGGAATATCGGAAATTCCAACTGATGTTGAGAAAGCACCTGGTGGATTTGGTTTGTAACCTTGCAATATGGCAACAGATGGATTGTTTTGTGGATTAGTGTTGGTATTAGGAAAGGCTGCGGTCAGTTGACCCACATAAGGACCGGCCGTATTATTTCCGACAGTGATAGCGTTTTGGATGAAGTTCAGCTCAGGGTTAACTCTAAAAAAGTTTTCCCGGCTTTGAGTCATATAGGACTGATAACCTGCGATGAAAACCGGCGGCATGCATGTGAGATATGTATCAGTAGGAAGATCATAAACAGCGCGATTTGCTGTCGTTAAAAACTCATAATTATAACGAAGCGATTCCATCTTCAGATGTTCTGGCATGTCATAAACATAAAATGTGTTAATATATTTAATGATGTCAACATCTGCAATCTGAGTTTGAGAAGGTCGTCCAATAATACGTCTGACCTTAGTGATGATATCAGTGAGAGTGTTTGGCAATCCTATAGACATAATTTTAAGTTGGGGTTGGGGTGTTCATGTTTCTTTCGCGATTAGCCAGCGTACTTGCTACTTCGCCAACCGGGAACACCTGTGGAGATTGTAAAGAGCTAGAGATGGCAAAATGCGTAAAATTCGTGGTATCGACTGAAATTGTGAAAGTTGTGGGACTCAAAACGAGGATGATATAAGTTTTATTTGGCCCAATAAGTTCTGTCATTCCAAAATTAGCCGGAAAGAAAAATTGTACAATTGCACCTGTAAAGTAGCCATGAGGGTTAGCCGTCGTGACTACTCCAGGATTTGCGTTGGTGATAGATGTGACTGTTTGGGTTAAAGGAGCCCAAAGAGGAGATGTCACATTAACCTCCGAACTCAGTAGATTGGAATCCAAATCGTCGGACTCTTTTTATGATTGCAGTAATCGGAGCAACAGTAGGGGCACCTACGCCATTAACGACTGTTTCTACGCCATATTGTGGCTCAGCGCCAGGTTGCATTTTGAATCCGCTAACACCGTAAGAACATGTTCCGATGCTAGTGTTTTTCTTGTTTGGATCACCAAGAGCACCTGCAGTAACATCTGTTCCATTCAGAAACCGAGCTACATATAAGGGGACTTCGTAGATAAAACCATCTTGCATACATTTAGTGAATG